AGGAGACAGCAGTGATAATTCGAGTGGGACGTTTGCTCATTTGGTAAGCACCAACAGCAAACTGCCATTCTTGTTGCGCATTAGCGCATGCCTGGCGGCTATCGTAGGGAATTACACTCGTAGTGTATTCAATACGTTCATGTGTGGTTGTACGTCCTTTCTTGTCGATGGTGGTATCGACTGTTAAAAATGATAAAGTTAGTAAAAGAGTTGCGCTCATCGTCTTATGCCTCGAATTGTGTTGTTTGTTGTAGGATTTCCAGCTCTGCATGAATCTGTTTGCTGACTGTTTCAATGAACGCATCCTGTTCTTCCTTGTCTGGAATGGCATTAGCAATGAAACTTAAACCACGCACGATCTCTGTGCAAACCAACGCAACATTGTGTGCTGGATCTTTTGAGTTGATTGCCTCAGCAATCATTTGTTGTACTGGATTAATCATCGCATTGCTCTCTTAAGTAATTTGCGTAAACGTGTGTTTTCTTCCATGGCTTTGGAATGCAATTTTGCCATCGCTAAAAAAAGCGCAAGCATAACCAAATAGGCGACATCCGAGTCGTCTAGCCACTTGATAAATTCAATCATTTTGTTAACCTCAAAAAAGGCCACTTGGCTTAGCGGCTAGGTAGGAGTATTCGTTAAATCAGATCACGCAATTTGTAATCTGAATGAAAATCATCAATGGTGGTAGCACCACGATAAATCTCAATAAAATTGTCGTCGATATGCTCTGCAACAATGTCGAGCAATCTTTGTGATGGCTTTGCTACCGGATCACCATCTTCATCAAAGATGGCAATATTTTCAATGTCAATTTCACGTTCATCCTCAGCTTCGTGATGAAATGTAGCTTCTCTAAAGCTACCAGTTATTAACACTTTGACCTCAGCGGTCAATTCATAATTGTCATGCGTGACAATCTGGAATGTTAATGTTTCGTGCATGTTATTCACCCGCAATAAATTTTATGTCATCGATTTGGCGTGGATTGCCAAATCTCTTATGTGCGTCCAACGCTTCTTCAAGCGTATCGCACATGACATCTCTGCCGTGCATATCTTCAGCAATAAATTTACTGGATACAACTTTTTTCACCAGCGGTAAATCAGTTGCAACCTGTTGTTGCACACGCCATAACGCAGCAAGTGTGTCTTGCGCGTCATCTTTTAAAAACAAAGATACCTCTTTACCGTCAATAACGGTCATTTCGTTAAACCCGATTTCCAGCCAAGCCCTGTCTGGGCAGTCTGTCACAACTGCTTCAATTGTGACTCCTTTTGATTGAAATGCGCCTGCAAAAAAGTCAGCATTTTCAAACTTTTCCTTCTTCATTTCTTTAATAATTAATTTCATTATTTACTCCTAAAGTTGGGCGAACTGGGCGCATATTTACGCCCAGTTTTTTTTATATTTATGCGGCTACTGCGTAAAGCTCTCTCATCAACTCAACACCTGCATCCGTTAACCAAATGCAGTCCTCACGGGTTCCTGCATTGTGACGACCAACAAGTCCTGCATTCATCAAACTTGTTGCAGTTCCACGATCTTGAGCTGACTCAATGATCTGGTTGACGTATGTAAGACAACCATTTGGGCCTTCTTCTAAGGCTTCAAGAGCATTTCCATTGCTCCATGTGAAATCATCTTCGATGATTTTGCAAAGCATTGCGTATTGCAGTTCTGTTACTTTTTTCATGATATTTACTCCGTAAATTATTTTATTATTGTTTCGCCTTCTTGAAAGCGTGGTTAAATAATATCATACCTGTTCACGAAGTAAACATATTTTTTTATATTTTAAACAATAGAATCTTGAAATGCGCTGTAAGCCGCGTCATATCCCAGTGCGACGCAAACAAACGCACCGGCATCGTGTGCGGTTTTGAGATATTCGAGCTGCATCGGTTGCCATTTTGACTTCGTATGATCGCGTCGTTTCATCTCGCATACAAATGCTCGCCTGGTGGGAATAATAATGTCTGGTGCGCCTTTGGTCATCCCTTCTGCTTTCTGTCGTGCTACCTGCTCCCATGATCTCTTGCCTTCGTTTCTAATGTGCGTAGCAATCAATCCATAGGTGTCTGGATATTCACGTCGCAGTTGCGCAAAGAATGTAATTGCTTCAAGCGTTTCGCTTGGGCATTCACCACGATACGATGTGTCACCGTAAACTTTAAGCCAAGGGGGGAATTTCATTGTTTAAAGGCCTCGCGTTGTAATTGTATATTTTATAAAAATCGCCTACTTTTTGATAAGTGACGGTTTCGGGCATTTTTGTTCCTTTTTTTGTAACAGCCATAAAACTACCGTATCCCCGCGCTAATTGGGGAATAAAGAAAACTGTAAACGTGCGCCAAGGTGTGGTGAATTCAACGCGCAAACACTCGTTACCGGCTTTGCTGATTGTTGGTTTTATTTTCATGTCTAGCACATCATCGGTTTGCATCAAGTAGGGATCACTCTTGCGTTTACGATGTTCACGCACTAACTTTTCATTGGGATCAATCAGCTCCTCTTTGCACGATCCGCAGTACCGTGCCGTGATGTCGTTACCTTCACCACATTCATGACACGGTTTACAGCTCCACTTGTAGTCGCAGTAATCGGACTGGCAAGCTCTGCCGTAATGCGCAGGGAAAAATCCATACTCCGTTACAATTCGGTTTCCTTGCAAGTCTAAGAAATAACCATTGTCATCAATGCCAAATCCAGCATCGTTGTCGCGTGGTTTAAATTCATTTAGCGTTGAGCATTTCTCGCAACGTGCGATCAAATACTCACCTTCAAAATCCACGCTGTTGATTGTCTTAATGTCTGGATTAAAAACGTCACCATCTGGGCAATGCCTGTCAATATTCTCTGCATAGTCCAGAACTAAGCAATCTTCTTTTCCGTCGCTTAGACGCAAACCTCGTCCAATCATCTGTTGTAGAAGTGATGCAGACTCGGTGGCGCGTAGAAGTGCAATCACGTCGCAATGTGGTGCGTCAAAACCTGTGGTAAGCACAGCGACGTTTACCAGGTATTTAATAATCTTGGCTTTAAACTTAAGCAAAATGATTTCACGCAATCCAGCAGGCGTGGATCCAGTAACAATTTCAGACAGCTCTGGTGGCAGTGACTCCATGATTTCACCAGCGTGTTGCACCGTTGCAGCAAACAAGATCACGCCATGTCGGTTTTGTGATTGTGCAATCACGTCCGCAACAATCTTGGAAGTCAATCTGCCTTTGCCGTGATACGCACGGTCAACGTCTTCCTTTGAAAACTTACCCATGCTGTTTAGTTGCATGCCCATCGTTTCATAATGCTCGCTGTGGATATCTCCCACAACAGGAGGACACAGATAACCTTGGCTTATCAAGTCGCGTGCTGTCACTTTGTATATCAACTTATGAAAGTAGGGATCACGACTTTTGTTTTCATTTAAAGCCACGTCACGTTGATCGTACTTGTAAATGTAGCCAGTGTTCATGCGGTACGGTGTGGCAGACAAACCAATGACGCGCAGACGTTCATTGAACACTTGGAGTTGTTCAATAATATGAATGACTGTTGGTGTGATCCGGTGGCATTCGTCAATAATGACTGCACAAAATTGACTGCCAAACCTGTCAATCTGGTTTTTGATGCTAACAGGCGTGCCAACAACCAATGGATTGGCAAGACAGGTTTCCCCAACGCTGGCAGAAAACAATGACACGTCATTTCCTGTTGCGCGGATCTTATCCGCATTTTGTTCTAGCAATTCTTTTGACGGCACAATACACAAGACGTGTTTGCCTTTGCTTACTTGATGTAGCGTATTGGCAATTTCGGCAACAATGATGGATTTACCTGCGCCTGTTGGTAATTCTAAAACGCAGGACTCCACATTTTTGCGTACCCATGCAATCGCTTCATCGTGTGCTGATTGTTGGTATGGGCGCATTTTTTGTTTCATGACAATAACCAATACTCTGTGGGTTTGCCCATGTATGGCGTTAAATCTGCATTTGGTAGCAATTCTTTTACGGCTTTGGCGTAACTTACGGATCCTTTCTTAACCACCTTGGTTAACTTGTGACCGGAAATTTCACTATCTTTGTTGTCACAGCCATCTATGATTTCTTGCAGTGTTGCTTTGGCTAATTCTTCAAGCGATGCAATCTGCGCTTTGAGTTCAAAGTAATACTTAACCTTGTCGTCCAAGCCATCAACATTTGTGTGCTTAAGTGCTAAATGCACAGCCGCGTTGTGATGACGCTCCAACAGGTATTCTTCATAAAACGCCAGCAGTTTTGACAGATTTTCTTTAATCCATGCATCATCGTATTCCACCATCTCGGTTTTAGATCCAAACGGACTCCATTGGTAAAAGATGCACGTTTTTCTGCGTGTCACAAACAACTGAATTTGAATCTGAGCATAGTAATGTGGTTGATCTGCAATCGTTTTAAACATTGGGTTTTCTGCATTACGCAAACTAAATGGACATTTGATTTCAATCAAATGATCACCAACAAATCCGTCTGGTGATGCACCAAGCCACACGTCAAAAGGATGAAAACTTGTTTCCTCAATACTGCTTCCGGTTTCCATTTGAAAATCTAGCTTTGCCATGTCTTCATGGAACGTACCGTACTCGGTAGCACTGTTACCTTTAAATTCTTTTTCTGCATTGTGCCATTCGCGTACCATCGCACGCATGACATCTTTTGGTTTTTGGTGTGGCGACAACCCAAGAATTGCACCGACTGCTGATGCTGTTACACGTCCGCGTCTTAGCGCAAACCATTCGTCTGTTCTTTGCTCAATCATTTTATTTTCCTCGTAAAGATGCACATCCTTGTGCGGTTATTGGTTAATTAAAAAGGTACGTCCCAATCGTCAAACGCATCATCCACAGGTGTTGGCTTGGGAGTCGGTGCAGGTGCTGCTTCTTCTGTTGTGCGTGGTGATACTGCGCCAATATAATTTCCCGTCTTATCATCAATGCTCCAGATAAGAATTTTGATTAGCATGGTTTTACCAGTTAGCACGGAAAGCGACTCGTTAGTTGGATCTTTATCAAGTTTTGCCAATTTACCACCAGCGTTCTTGTCAATGTTTGCAAGCATCGCTTTGGCTTTGTCTGCTTTTTTGGGATTGCTATCCCATACGCGCACTTTCTGAAAAACCTTACGATTTTTGTACGCTTCGGGTTTTGCAATCGTCCATTCAACATTTATGTACTCATCGCCATTGTATTGTTCAATTGATGGCTTAGTAATAATCGCCAGCGCAGTGGTACCGTCTGGAATAAGCTCATACGATGCTGACGCTTCAAACTTTCCTGTCGCTTCTGTTGTTGCGCTTTTACCTTCGCTTGTTTGCCAAAAACTCATGATGTTTCTCCTACTTATTGATTGATGAATTGTGCTAATGGATTTACACCATAAGTCACTAAAATGTCGTCAGTTAAACCCATACGGTTTTTGCTAACAGATGATGCTTGGCTCGTGCATTGAATAATGCGCTCACCGCTACTTGTCGCTTTTGTTTTCTTCTGTTCGTCTTTTAATATAAAAGTTTCAAGACGCAGATAACCCACAAAGTCTACATCGTCGATGTAATGACTCTGCGATTTTTTTTCCATCTTTAAACCAAATTGCTGATACTGATCCGCATCTGGTAGACTAATTGTGTTTAGTTCTGCGTGTGACAAAAACACGATGTTCATGTCTTTTTGATCAGAAAGAATTTGACAGGCTTTACGCACACGTCCGTGCATAGAGCCAAGAGCTTGGTACCCAGCACCATAACCACCCATTGCTGTGGCTAGTGCTTTAGCGTTGCTGTCGCCTTTTGTTATTTCATCTGTAAACAAGCGATCTAATTTACTGATGCTGTCGATAATGACAGTTTTGTATTGGTGATCCTCTTTGATCAATGCCAATAATTGATTAAAGATGTCACTTCCTGTTTCTAAAATTGGGAATGCGTCTGGCATTGCATCAGCAGGAATTGAAGACAAGCCATCTTCAGCTCTTATAAAAATTGGCGCAGGAAACGTATTAGCCAAAGACGTTTTACCTGTACCAGCTCCACCGTAAATTGTGAACAAACGGTATCTGTTTACGGGTTTTGTAATGCTATTAAGTAAGCTCATTGTTGCTCTCCACATTGGGATTAAAAAAATAATTTCTTTACCGAGGTTGCTATTATCCGCACGCTGTTTATAATGTCAACATATTTTTTTATAACTTGAACAAAAGGAAATGACAATGCTTACGCCAGATCAAATCAAAACCAAACTCAAACCCATGAACATCAGTGAAGTATCACGATCAACAGACATTTCACGTTTAACGCTTCATCGCTTTATCCATGACATTGAAAAGCGCACCAGCTATGACATGATTAAAAAACTTTCAGACTATTTGGAATCTTTATGAGTCAAGATTTGCTCGACGCAATCCGTGCGGTGGGATTTAATCCTCCGCCATATATTAAGCAATCTGCCATCACAAGATTCCAGACGACTGGCAAAGACAAGTCTGGATGGGTATCCATGTTCGCTGACGGTAAAGGCGCAGCATTTGGCGATTGGAAGTCTGGCGAGGTTCACTATTGGTTTCTTAATGGTCAAGCCTTAGCGAGCGATTATGATCGTGAAGAAGCATTAAAGAAAGCCAAGGAGGAGCGTGACTTTGCTTACGCCTCCGCTGCCTTTAATGCGCAAGAGCTTTACGCTAAGTTGCCAACGATTGAAACTCATGATTATTTGATACGCAAGAACATCAAGTCTGATTCTGGATTGCGGCTTTATGATAATCGCCTGGTCGTTCCCGTCTATGGTGCAAACGAAGAAATCCAGTCACTACAGTTTATTTCAGCAGATGGTGACAAGCGTTTTTACACGGGCGGCAAGATGCAAGGCGGTTACTATGTGATTGGAAGCCTAGGTGATACGGTTTTAATCACTGAAGGTTTTGCAACTGGAATGACGCTACATGAAGCCACAGGCTTTTGCGTTGTCGTTGCATTCAACGCGGGCAATTTGAAACCAGTGTGCGACATGATCCGCAAAGAATACAAAGGTCGCGTTTTGATCTGCGCGGATAACGATACGTCTGGCGTAGGTGTTGAGAAAGCCAATAAGTGTGGTGTTGAGGTTATTTATCCACCAATCGTAGGCGAAGACTTCAACGACATGGCAAACAACGCGGGAATTGAATCCGTTTACAATTTTGTGTGCGGAAGAAAACAAAGTTTGTTTGTGTCGGTGCAGGAATTAATGGCTAAGATGAAGCCAGCCGATTGGGTAATAAAGGATGTGCTGGAACGAGGATCCAGCACACTCTTGTTTGGGGAATCTGGTTCTTGTAAATCTTTGGTGGCTTTAGATTGGGCGTTTTGCATTGGGAATGGCATAACATGGCACGGACGTATGACGAAGAAGGGTCTAGTCATCTACATCGCAGGTGAAGGTCATCGTGGTTTAGCTATGCGTATGCAAGCTCTAAAGCAAAAATACAATCGTGATCCAGATAACATTTATTTTAGCACAAAATCAGTCAATATGTTGAGCGCAGACGCGGTGCAACAAATTATCCAGATTATTGCTGAGATTACTGATCAAGAACCATACGCTATCTTTATCGATACACTGCATAGAAACATGCACGGTGATGAGAACAGCAGTGAAGACATGGCAATGTATTTATCCAACATTGAAATGCTCACAAAGAAGTACACCAGCGCGATTGTGACTGTTCATCATAGTGGTCATGGGGATAAAGGTCGTGCGCGTGGTAGCAGTGCCATAAAAGCTGGTATGGATGCAGAGTTTTGCATGACAAAGAAATCCAAGATGGAGGTGACTTTTAGTTGCACCAAGTCAAAAGACTTTGCGGCAGGTAGCAACATGGAATTTGCGCTAAAGATTGTGCCGCTGGAAGGTGAATGTTTTTATGATGATTACCTGCAAGAGCAAATCGATGGTGTTTACTTGGAGTATGTGGGAGTCGCTCAAGAGGAAGCGTTATTAAAACCAGCTACGCAAAAATGTTTAGATGGACTAAAAAAAGCCATCGCAGCGACGCAAAATTTAGGTGGTTCCCGCACACTTTTGGGCGAACGGGAATTTGTGGTGTCCCGTGAGGAGTGGCGACCATTTGCGTATGAAGAAATTAAGAGCAATAACAGCAAGTCAAACTCCAATCGCTTCAATGAAGGACTAAAAGACCTTGAAAAACAAGGACTTGTAATGCGTGATGCTGGATATTACTGGTTAAGAAAAGATGTCCCGTGATTCCCGAATTGTCCCAAACGGGATTCGGGACAGTCGCCCATTAGATTCCCGCCCGTCCCACACTCTCTAAGAGAGTGGGGACGCGGGAACGGGAACGGGAATGTAGATGGGAATATTTTTTTGGGATGTGTTATAATTTGTACAGGTTGTGAAAGACCTGTTAAAAGATGAATGATTAAACAAAACCGAATTTAGAATCTGAGCCGCCATCATTCACGGCAACTTTCACCAGATTATGAAGACGGTTTTTTTTATGGGTAAAAAAAAATGTCAAATAGATCATTTGAAGGATTGGTGCCAAAAAATCCTGTTTATGCATGTGTTGGATCAATCGATCACGATGGCAGTTGGGATGTTTATTTTTCAAACTTTGATTTTGAAAACAAAACATGGGTAAATTTTAAATTGGTGTTTAATGGCAAAAGAAAAAACAAAGCAAATTTTTGGCTGTCATATAATTACGATGAGCATCGATTTGCTAACAACAGTTGTTACAGAGTATTGATTCAAACCTATGTGGATCTAATTCCAAAAATTATTTCTTTTATAGGCGAAAATAAAAATTGTTTTAGTGGTGTAGAATAAGTTTATGCCCACCACAAGCCAGTATTTTTATTTTTGGCGATTTATCAATGGCTGGTTTGTGGCTTGGGTTTAGTTATGTTGACAGCTTGGAAAGACAAGCAGCTATCACTAAACGCATTTAGGTGTTAGTGTTTTTAGTGATAGCGTGATGGCTATCGTTTGTGCAATGTAACGGTTCGCAAATTTAAATCATTCATTAGACAAGCCAGTTACTTTGGTCGGTAGGCTGGTTTGTCACTTATAAGGATTTACATGGATTTTGAAAAGAAACTTAAGCGCAAAGATCGACGCGCACAGAAGTTTGTACAAGATGTAACGCCAACACTAAAGAAATCCCAGTTGCGTGCATTAAACAAAGCACAGCAACAATACATCAATGCTATTCGTGCAAACATTATCACTTTTGCTGTCGGTCCGGCAGGGACGGGAAAGACGTACATAGCTGCGTCATACGCAGCAGAGCTGCTCGAAGAAAAGCTCATTGATAGCGTGATATTGACGCGACCAAACGTCGAAGCATCAAGTAAAGGGTTCGGTTTCCTTCCTGGAGACCTTAACGAAAAATATGCTCCGTATATGGAACCCATTATCACGGTGTTAGAAGAACGGTTAGGTAAATCATTTACAGACCTGCTCATCAAGCGCGGGCAAGTCAAGCTCAAGCCGCTGGAGTTCATGAGGGGTAGCACGTTCAAAAACAGTTTATGTATCCTTGATGAAGCTCAGAACTGTACTCCTGCTCAAATGAAACTGTTCTTATCACGTATTGGGGAAGACTGTAAGGTTATCATCGACGGTGACATTGCGCAGACAGACATTCGTGGCTTGTCTGGACTTGCCGATGCGGTTGATCGGCTTTATGATGTGGATAAGATTGGTATCGTCGAGTTTGGTATTGACGATATTGTTAGATCAGAAATGTGTAAACAGATTATTCTCCGTTACCGTTAAGGAGGTAGCAGTTATGGCAAGACCAACGAAGGGAGATTGGGATAAGGCGAAGGCGTTGTATGAAGCCGATAAGTCTTTACGTCAGATCTCCGATGAAACAAGAATTGATAATTCAAATATAGCTAAAAGAGCAAAAAAAGAAGATTGGCAACGAGGGGTTTTACCTAAGCTCATCGAAGATACTGCACGAGTTCGCGAAGAATTTACCGCACTTTTACCGCACCAACAGCAAGTTGTTGAAGATGCGGTAATTGAAAGACTAAAACATGTGGAGTTTTTTAAACGTTCAACGATGAAGAATCTTTCAACAATGATGCGCAAGATTGATGAAACGATCACCATTCAAGAGCATACGCAGGCGCAGAATGCACTGCAAAAAGGAAAAGAAACAATCCTAGGCAAAGACATTGATACCGCCATTCAGATCAACAACACGCAACAAACGGCTGGTGACTTCAAAGGCTTGAGCGATGATGAGCTGGATACCATGCACTCATTGCTTCAAAAGGCGAGTGCGTGACACTGCTTGAAAAGGTTAAGGCTGAGAAGGCACGACGCGCAGCGTCGGCTTCACTCTATGAATTTGTTAAGCAGTCATGGCATGTCGTTGAGCCTGGTGTTCCGTTTATGCAGTCATGGCACATCGAGGAGATTTGCGAGCATCTTGAAGCAGTCAGTGCTGGCGAGATACATCGACTGCTCATAAACATTCCTCCGCGTCATTCTAAATCAACGATTGTGTCAGTGATGTGGCCTGCATGGGAGTGGATCACAGATCCTGCTCAGAAGTTTTTGTGCGCATCGTATTCTGGCACGCTGTCAACACGCGATAATTTAAAGACAAGACGACTATTGCAATCACCTTGGTACCAGGAACGCTGGGGTCACATGTTCAAATTTGCTGGCGATCAGAACGCCAAGCAACGCTTTGAAAACGACAAGACTGGCTATCGACTTGCAACGTCTGTTGGCGGTACAGCTACTGGTGAGGGTGGTTCGCGGTTGATACTGGATGATCCTCACGGTGCGCAGGCAGCTCAGTCTGAAGCGATGCGTGAGTCAGATCTCGAATGGTTTGACATGGTGTGGTCAACACGGCTTAATAATCCGAAGACCGATGCGATGGTGACGGTTATGCAACGTCTGCACGAGCGTGACATCAGCGGTCATATCTTAAACGACATCAAAGGGTGGGAGCATATCTGTATTCCTGCTGAGTACGATGGCAAGCGACGCAAGACCATCCTTGGCGAATATGATCCACGCACAAAGAAAGGGGACTTGATTTGTCCTGATCGGTTTGGCGTAAAAGAAATCACCATGCTTAAGCAATTGCTCGGCACTTATGGTACAGCGGGACAGTTGCAACAAGATCCTGCACCGGTGTCTGGTGGTATCCTCAAGACCAAACACTTTGGCTTATGGTCGGCTGACGATGGTTTGCCACCGTTTGAATACATTTTGCAGTCTTATGACTGCGCGTTTACCGAGAAGACCACAGGTGATCCAACGGCTTGCACAGTTTGGGCGATATTCACACATGAAGGATTGCATAACGCAATGCTCATTGATGCATGGGATGAACATCTCAGCTACCCAGATTTGCGTGCTAAAGCCATCAAAGATTGGAGTACCGAGTATGGTGGAATGTCAAAAGAGTCACCGCATTCACGCGCACGTCGTCCAGATCGTATCTTGGTCGAAGCCAAGGCAAGTGGTCAATCACTTTTGCAGGATCTGAGATTGGCGAAAGTTCCTGCTGTGGGTTATAATCCTGACAGAGCAGACAAGATTTCACGCGCACACCAAGCTGCACCTACACTTGAGCTAGGATTGTTGTGGATTCCAGAGTCGAAGAAGAATCGTGGTCAACCCGTTAGTTGGGCGGCTGCATTTTTAAAACAACTCGCTAAGTTTCCTGTTGCCGAGCATGACGACTACGTTGACACTTTCACGCAAGCAATCATCTACTTCAAGAACGATAGATGGTTTGAGCTACCTGAAGCCAAAGACTATGACGATGTGCCAAGCAAAGCGAAACCGAGAATCAATCCTTACGCGGTGTAGACATGGCAGACTTAAAAGATTTAGCAGAACAATATGGCTTAGAAGACTACGAGCAATTGCTTGGTGGTTATCCTAATGCGACAAAATTCATCACTGGATTAAAAGACGCAGCGGTGCGTTCAGTGCCAACGACTGAGCAAATGCGTGATCCTAATTTTATTATTGATGCCGCTGGACTTGGTGGTGCAATAAAAGCCTATCATGGTACGCCACATTTGTTTGATCGGTTTGACATGTCAAAGATTGGGACAGGTGAAGGTGCGCAAGCGTATGGGCATGGACTTTATTTTGCAGAAAATCCTTTGGTTGCAAAAACTTATATGACAGCAGGTGTTCCAGTTGATGAGTATCAAAATAAAATATTTTTAAAAAAATACAATGCTGATATTGCAAAATTAAGAGGTGATAAAGAAAAAGAAGCTGCTTTGTTGCAAGAAATAAAAGATATGAAAGCGCAAAAAGGCGGAAACCTCTACGAAACCTCAATCCGTTGGCCTAACGCAGAGCGTGAAGCGACAGATCCACTTGGTGAGCATCATTTGCTAGACTGGGATCAACCATTGAGCGAGCAAAGTGATTATGTAAGAAACAAATTAAAAAAATCTGATTTTTACAAAAACGCTAACAAGGCTTACAAAGATCAGAAACAATGGTATTTAGATCCGTCACAAAAAACTGGAGAGAGTTTTTTAAAATATATGCGTAGCGGATATGATGATGAATTTGCATCTAGCATTAAAGACGCTGAACAATATTTAAAAAACCTTGACATACCTGGTCTTAAATACTTAGACGCAACATCGCGTAGCACTGACAAAGGCACAAGAAATTACGTCATGTTTGGTGATGAGTATCCAGAAATTATAAAGCGTGCTGGTAGTTTGGATGAGTTGCAAGAGAAGTACGCTGAAGGCGGAATTGTAAAAGCACAAGACCAAAACGAGAACCTTGGCAAACTTGCCGAGATGCTTGGCAGTGCGCGTGACGTTGGCAATCAATACACAGTTCCAAGTTGGGTGCCACTAGCCGGTGGCGTAGGTGCTGGTGATTTACTCATGGGCAAAACACCAGAGGAGATTGAGAACTGGTCTTATGGCAATGCACCAATGCAGATACCAGAGATGAGCAACGTACCACAGTTTAAACGTGGTCGTGCGCAGTCACTTGCTGATGCACTGACAACATTAGCACCAGGTGTTAAGGCAACGGAAGGTTTACCAGCAGGATTATCATTCATTGGACCTAAATCAAGAAACTGGGATAAGGTAGCTGCTGAATTAGCCGCTAAGAAATTAGATGAAGGCGCAGATCCAGCAGAAGTATGGCGCGAGCATTTGATTGGTCGTATGCCGGATAAGACTTTGTTTAGTGAAATTAGTGATAAGGAAATGTCGCATGTTATCCCATTAAATAAATGGGTAAACAGAGAAAATGGGCAACTTATGGCTCCAAACATAAGTACAGCTTGGGATGAAGCTGCCAGCACTTTAACGCCAAATGCACCAGTTAGAATAAAAAGATTATTTGAACACGATCAATTAAAAAATGAATACCCTTATGGGTTTACTAAAAATTATGAAAATCAAAGCATTATGGATATGCCGGTTTTTATGCAAGAAAAGAATAATAAATCTTATGGTTCTTTGGGTGATGAGGATTTAACATTAAACCCATCTTTGCTACCAAAAGAGGCAAGAAGCACTGTATTGCATGAATTGCAACACGCTATTCAAAACCAAGAAGGTTGGGGTAAAGGTGGTAGTCCAGCAGAGTTTGAATTAAGTGATTTTTCCAAATCTTATTGGCAAAACATATATGACAAATCAAACGATCAACAATCGGAATTGTTGCAATCTTTATTAGAGAAAAAGAAAGCAGGCGAAATTGATAATAACGATATACGTTTGCAAATGGAAAGCCTAGCAAATAGAAATGGAAGAAGCATAGCTGAAACAATGTTGCGCAGAGATAAAAATCCAATTGAAAGTTATAAAAGATTGGCAGGCGAAGCACAAGCACGCGCAACGCAAGATCGTCTTGATATGGACATGGTGCAACGTCGTGAGAATTATCCACTTGCTGGTGGTAAGTTGTCTGATATTCCATTAGAGGACTTGATTTATAAGTATGAGGGTAATGGACCGTCGCTTAGCATGGATCCACTAAGTAAATACAAGGATTACGTTGGTGAACATTCTGCACCACTTGGCGATTCTGGTGCGCCACTTCATGACTTAACCGCTAATGAAAACGCTATTTATCCAAGTGATGTGTATTCTTCACAAGCAAATCAATACTATGGAACTGGCGAACCAGAAGACGCACAACTATTTGCAATGGCACAGCGTCTAAAAGACAAACCAAATGAAAAAGTTTCTATTTACCGTGCTGTGCCTAAAATGCAAAGCAACAGTGAAAAAATTGCAGGACTTGAAAAAGATTTAGCAAACTATATGAAACGTGGACGCATGCCAAAAAATGCTGATTTTGATAATAAATCTGATTGGTATGAATGGGCATCAAACGAGCGTGATAGACTTGCATCATTACCAGAAGAAACGATTGAGCCATTATCAATTAATCATGGCGATTGGGTTGCGCTTGATAAAAAGTACGCAAAAGAACATGGTGAAAGTGCGCTTGGTGGTAATTACAAAATACTTAGCAAGAAAGTTCCTGCGCGTCAGTTATTCACTAATGGCGATTCTATTCGTGAATGGGGATGGGATTCTCGCTACGCAGAAGGAGGAGAAGTGGATTTATCAGATGACAATGGTTATGCAGACGACTTAGCTAGACTAAAGCGTGCGTATGAGAATAGTAACTTTGGTCCAGAAGACTCAATGATTGCATCAACAATTCATCATCCAGTTGAAGCAGCAAGACGTGCAAAAGATGCGTTTATGCGTAGCATTGACACTGCTAGTGGTAGACCACGCGAAATACTGGATGAGTCAAGTGTGTTTCCATTTGGTATTGCACCATCAATTGATGAGCAGGCACAAGCAGGTTTAGATCTTGCTGGTCTTGCGCAGACCGGTGCAATGCCGTTTGCTCCAGAGTCTGCGGGTGGTACTCTTGGTACAATTCATAAATTACGAATTGGTGATTTAGGTTATGACTTGCGATTTGATGATAGAAAATTAGAGCAAGAAAAGCTGCAAAACATGATGTTACAGTTGACACGTCCAGAAAATGAAAAGCGTATTATTAGTCTTGCAAATTATGAAGGCTATCCGTTTGTAACTTCTATGTCAGATCGTACTAATGTTGGAAATCTACATTACATTAATGATCGTCCAGTCGATGTCGATTTACAGGGCGGTCAAGATTATATGTTTAATAATCCTGGTCAAGTATGGGCATCAGGGAAAGATCCAGTTAACGCCATTATGAAATATGGCAAAGAATTAAGCGCAAGAACGGGCGGTCTTGATCCACTTTATATGCCTTGGCGAATGGCTCCAACGGGCGGAGATTATGCGAACATGACAGGCGAAACAATGCTTAAGTACATGAACGCTAATATGAACAAGAAAGAGAAACGTGCCGTTAATAAAAGCATTAAAGATTTTATTCCAGACTTTAAAGGGATTGAATCTGAAGAAGGTATAGATCAATTTAGAAATACACCCGATAAAGTTAGAAAAGAATTAAAAAATCATCTTGATACAAAATACAGAAACGCTGGTGGGATTAGCATTGGCGAAGCTAGACTTGCTGTTGCTGATCCTAGCCAACTTTTAGCACCCGATACCGGTTTACAAAATGTTGGTCAAATATTTGTTGGCAATCCTATTATTCAAGAGTCTGGACATCGTGCATATCCTAAAGGTGTTCCCGGTCAAGGATTAGGTATGCTTGATAGAGATATAAGTGCATATGAACTAATGCCAGATGTTGCAGAGTATCGTGGTTTGATGGATTTAAAAAATCCAAGAACAAGAGATATTCGCGCATTACAAATGAAACCTTATGGCGGAATTATTACCGATAAGGTACTTAGAAATCTTGGCTATGCTAAAGGCGGTGAAGTCAAAGCGTTGCACGACAAGTACGAAGAAAGTGACTATGGTTATGGCAACAGACCAGACAAAACAAAGAAAGGACTAGGCTACTTCGGAGAGCTTGAACGTCCAGACGGCACAGGCGTGATGACTGAATATTCAATTGGTGTGCCTATCAATGGTGAAGAAATGGATGTGCCAACGCTAATTCCTACACTAACACCTGACGAGATCCGTCTTATTCTGCACATGCAAGACGGTGAAGACATGCCACGCAGTATTGTGCATAAAGCCATTGACCATGCACATCAACGCTTATCAGAAGGCAAACCCATCTTTGCAACAGAAGAAGACTTGTACGCGCACGGTGGTATTGTTGACGTGCTTCATAACGATGCGATTGAGCAAATCATGAAAGCATTTATGGACAGCATGGAGGATGAGCAAGAAGAAGAAGAACCGGCTGCTGTGTCTATCCAGATAACCACACATTCGCAACCACTAAAAAGTGGTAAGATACCCACATCAATAAGAGAGGCAAAGCATGGCTAAAAAAATTGAAGACGATTACATTGATGATGAAGACGAGTTGGAAGGTGAAGACGTAGAGTTTGATCCTGACGAAGAATCTGACGTTGAAGACACAGAGGATGGCGGTGCTATCCTTAAACTCAAAAACGAAAAAGACGAAAAAGAACAGTCAGCGCATTTTGCTAACATCATCGATGAAGTAGATCAGTCAGACTTGTCTGACATGATTGAGGATCTGCTAGAAAAGATTGATCGCGATAAAGAAGCACGCGAAAAACGCGACAAGCAATACGAAGAAGGTTTGCGCAGAACAGGTCTTGGTGATGATGCACCTGGTGGCGCACAGTTCACCGGTGCAAACAAAGTAGTACATCCAATGCTTGTCGAAGCGTGCGTGGATTTCTCTGCGCGTGTGATGAAAGAGATCTTCCCAGCTAACGGTCCTGTCAAAACAAAGATACTAGGCGAGCAGGAAAAAGAAAAACTTGCAAAGGCGCAACGCAAAGCAGACTTTATGAATTGGCAGTTGACTGAGCAGATGCCAGAGTTCAGAGGTGAGCTAGAGCAGCTTAGTACGCAATTGCCACTGGGTGGTGGTCAATACCTCAAGTTGATGTGGAACAACCAGTACAAGCGACCACAAGCGGAGTTTATCGCTATTGAAGACGTTTACCTGCCGTTCGCTGCAACCAACTTTTATACGGCAGAGCGTAAGACACATGTGCAATACATCACCAAGATGGAATACGCACGTCGCGTTAAAGCGGGTATGTACATCGATGTTGACTTGGGTTACGCAAGTGATCCTGAGTATAGCAAATCATCACAAGCCAACGACAAGATTGAAGGCAGAAAGGAAAGCAGCTACAACGAAGACGGTTTGCGCACCATTTTTGAAGTCTACACGTTCTTAGACTTTGGTGATGGTATGGAACCATATATCTTAAGTATTGATAAAACGACCAGCGAAGGTTTGTCGCTTTACAGAAACTGGGAGCCAGACGATGAAAACAGAAAAGAGCTAGACTGGATCATTGAGTTTCCTTTTGTTCCTTGGCGTGGGGCGTATCCAATCAGTTTGACACAAATGATTGGTGGTTTGTCAGGTGCGGCTACTGGTGCGCTTCGTGCATTGCTTGATTCAGCGCACATTCAAAACGTGCCAACGCTACTAAAGCTCAAAGGCGGTCCTAACGGTCAGACTATCAATGTGCAACCAACAGAAGTTGTTGAGCTTGATGGTGGCGCAATGGTTGATGACGTGCGCAAGATTGCTATGCCACTGCCATTTAACGGTCCATCACCTGTACTGTTTCAATTGCTTGGATTCTTAGTGGATGCCGGAAAAGGCGTGATTCAAACATCGTTTGAGAAGCTATCAGATCAGAATCCAAATCAACCTGTTGGCACTACAATGGCGTTGATTGAGCAAGGCATGGTGGTATTCAGTATC